CTATAGACAATTCTGGCTTTGAGTATCTGATGTTTAAAGACGTAAACTTCATACGTCAGGCGTACCCGCTGACAACAACACAGGGAGCGCCCAAGTACTACGGCATCTTCAGCCGCACCGCGTTTATTCTCGGCCCCACCCCTGATTCTGCCTATGACGCAGAACTGCACTACTTCCACAAACCCACCTCAATCACCGCATCTGGAGACGGCACAAGCTGGCTCGGCACCAACGCAGAGTCCACGCTTTTGTATGGCTGTCTTGTTGAGGCGTACACCTTCTTGAAGGGCGACCCTGATTTAATGCAGATGTATACCCAAAGGTATATGGAGGCACTGGCTAATCTGGAGCAGTTGGGCGAAGGCTACAGCACAACAGACAGCTACAGATCGGGTGAAGTAAGGAAAGCTAGAGCATGATTGGTGTTAGCGGTGGCTTTGAGGTGGGTAGCGTTAATGTACACACCACACAGAACAGGGGATTTACCCCGGAAGAGATTGCTGAGAGATGCTTAGATAAGATCGTCTCGGTAGCCGATACTGCGTTGCCAGAGGTACAGGCACAGGCGCAGGCATTCAAGGATCACATTAGAGCGGTTCTTGTTTTCTACATGAAAGAGGCCGCAAACAGCGACCGAACCACAGTGTATAACGCCCTTTTAGATGCAGGGCAAAAAGACTTAGCCGAACTTATCAGGAGAATGTGATATGGCTTTTAGCGGAAACTTCATGTGTTCGTCGTTTAAGCAAGAACTGCTTGTTGGCGCTCACAACTTTACAAACAGCAGTGGTCACACGTTTAAGCTGGCAATGTACACCAACAGCGCCTCTTTTGATGCGTCTACCACAGCGTACACCACAGGGAACGAGATCAGCGGTACAGGCTACTCAGCAGGTGGCGGGACACTTACCAATGTGACCCCGACTCTGTCTGGAACCACAGCCCTGACCGACTTTGCCGACCTCACATTCGGCTCGTCAACACTGACGGCGCGTGGAGCACTTATATACAACACGACAACTAGCGGCGGCTCTGGCACTACAGACACCGTCCTAGTGTTGGACTTTGGTTCTGACAAGTCGTCCAGTGCCGGTGACTTTACCATTGTGTTCCCCACACCGGATGCCTCTAACGCCATCATCAGGATTGCATAATCATGGCTTTGGTCGTAGCGGATCGCGTAAAAGAAACCACGACAACAACAGGCACGGGAGCTGTTTCTCTCGCAGGTGCAGAGCCTAATTTCCGCACCTTCGCCTCTGTGTTGTCTAATGCTGATACAACCTATTACGCGATTGTCGATAACAACAACCTTGCTTTTGAGGTTGGTCTTGGCACTTATGCTACTAGCGGCAACACGATAACCCGTACAACGGTGCTGTCGAGTTCCAACAGCAACAGTGCAGTTAACTTCTCCGCAGGAACCAAGGATGTCATCCTGACATATCCTGCTGACAAGTCAGTATTTGAAGATGCCAATGGTGCAGTGTCGATTGAGAACCTCCAGTTTGACACCAACGCCATGAAGGCTACCAACACCAACGGCAACGTACAGCTTACGCCAAACGGCACGGGCTTTGTTGAGCTGGTGGGTGCAACCAACGCTGGTGCCATTAGGTTTAACTGTGAGTCCAATTCTCACGGCGTAACTTTGAAAGGGCCACCGCATAGCGCCTCTGCAACGTACAGCCTAGAGCTTCCAAATGGAGATGGAACAAGCGGTCAGGCTTTGCTAACCGATGGTTCTGGCAAATTGTCATTTGGGGCCGCAGGAATTAACACGGGCAAAGCCATTGCTATGGCTATTGTATTCGGATAGGAGATAGAAAATGGCCGCACCAAACATTGTCAACGTCGGCACTATTACAGGTAAGTCGTTTTACCTTGCGTTAGCTAACACAAGCGCAACCGCGCTGGTCAGTAACGCCGCATCTAGTGGCAAGGTTTTTAAAATCAACATGATTCAGGTTGCCAACGTCGATGGGTCTGTAGCTTGCGATGTAACAGTTAAGTATCACACACAGGACGATATTGGTGGAACGGGATATGCCTTGGTGTCTACCGTGTCTGTTCCACAAGATTCATCGCTGGTTGTTTTGGATAAGAATACAGCCATGTATCTTGAAGAAGACCGATCCATTTCTGTGACAGCGGGAACAGCAAATGATCTTGAGGTTCTTGTCAGTTACGAAGAAATAAGCTGAGTCTAAGCCATGCGCTTTATTGGTAAAGACCCCAACATCATTGATGCCTACTACACCGCCACAGCGGAAGGTGCGATCACTGCTGGAAAGCCTGTCATTGTTGAGGCTGATGGTGATGTAACGGAGATAAGTGCTAGCGGGGGTGGGCAAGACTTGGGTAGTCCTGTGGTTTTTGAGTCGGCGGGCGTCAGATATACTGCGTCTGCTTTTGATTCTAGCCAAAACAAAATAGTTATAGCTTACAGGGACGACGATAACTCTTTTTACGGAACTGCTATAGTCGGAACTGTAAGCGGCTCTACCTTGTCTTTTGGCACTCCTGTTGTTTATGAAAGCGCCATGACCGGACTCAACGCCGCCACCTTTGACTCTAACGCTAATAAAATAGTGATTGCGTATAGAGATACTGGAAACTCATCCAGAGGAACCGCAATTGTTGGCACTGTAAGCGGCACAAGTATATCTTTTGGCTCGGCGGAAGTTTTTGAAAGCGGTAATACCTCCCCGATTGCGATTACTTTTGACAGCTCCAATAATAAAGTTGTTATAGCTTATGGCGACGAGAACAATTCCAATTACGGCAAAGCTATCGTAGGAACGGTAAGCGGCACCTCTATCAGCTTTGGCTCAGAAACTACTTTTAATGCTGGCGCTATATATTCAGTAGGCGCTACTTTTGACTCTGATTCCAACAAGGTGGTTATAGCATACAGGGACGGTGGCAACTCTAACCAAGGCAATGCAATTGTTGGCACGGTCAGCGGGACAAGTATTTCATTTGGATCAGAGGCCACCTTTGCCAGTGGTACTACCATACGAGAAGTATCAGCTACCTTTGATAGCAGTAACAATAAAGTAGTTGTTGCGTATCTCGACTATAATGTTACCGACATTATGGCGGCTGTTGGAACTGTTAGCGGC